ATCCGACTTTTTGGACAGCCCCTTTCGATAACCTAAACATTTATTCTTTTCCTGTTCCAGAAACGGTTTAAGATTCTGCCGAAACATCTTTCACTGCCCTAGAAAAAGGAGAACCCTGTTTACCCGCCGCTGATACTGGCGTTAATTTCGTACAACGAACCAACATCAAATCCGTTTGTTCCGAAGACGGAGCACGGCTGATTTTGGCACTGATCTTACAAAGCGCGAAGATATATTCCGTCTGTTTATCCTTATATGGGAGAGTTGTAATCTTCATCGACTTTCGGATAATAGGAATATCCACAGGGGCATTCCATTTGCCATCTTTGACTTCTCCCCCCATAAACTCCTTCATTTCTTCCGGTGTAGGGGACGGAATACCAAATTCGAATGAATCGGCATCCCCAGCCTTATCAAACGACTCCCACGGATCTTTCATTCCTTCCGCACGGAAATCGACAGATGTAGGATCATTGAAGTTAAATACAACTGTTCCTTCTTCAACAATCGGACATTGTGTAAATTCTGTCGCGGCAACCCCGTCTCCGGGGGTTCCATATCCTAAGAAAGACACGCCTACCGCCAAACTTCTTTCATTTGCCATATTCTTAATCTATTTCTGTTATTACTTCAAATCTTATATTTGTACAATCGAAGCCTTCTTTTGCTTCGCCAAGAGGCTCGGACCATACGATCCGAGATTTCCAATACATACCAAAAGGAGGCTTAATTTCCCGAAGAGCCGACTTTATCTTTCGGGTTGATTCTTTCATCAGCTGACGGGATGGCATACCGTTGTGTTGTTGTTTTACAAATACATTGATATTGGCAATCCCCTTGTTTACAACCTCTGTTTCATTTAGCGTAAGCATCCGGATTGTGATGTGATTCTTTGTCTCACCATCACCAGAGCGATCTTTGTACAGAATAAAGCTCGTACTGACCGGTTCAACCGCATCATACACGATATCTACTATATCAAACTGATCAGCCATATCAATATCCTTTCTCCGCTAGTTTGTCAAACAAAACTTTACTCTGCTTCTTAATCCATTCTTCGGTATGGTCGGAAGCACCGGATACCACATCCAAATTATAGATCCCCTCTACATAGACAGCGTATGGCATAGCTGCGACACCGATCAACACCCATCCATACGAATAAGATTTAGCCAGTTCGGAAACTAGCCGTTTCGCTTCCCGGATACCGGTCTGTTTATCGGTTCCTTCTGCAGACTGTTGGTAATCCTCTGTCAATATATCGCCATCCTTGACAATCACATAACCTATAGAACTGCGGAGATTGCCGGTTTGGTCTTGATAACTCTTTTTTTTGCGAGCAATCTTCACGAACTCTTCCCCGGCACGTTGCAATAACTTGTATATCCGCTCTTCCGCCCGATCCACATAGTAATCGAACCAACGCCCTACTTCCCTATCACTCCACATTGGAGTCAAACCACCTTTCCTTGCCATCGCTATACATAAATTACAGAGTGAGTCTGAAACGGCTCCCAACAGATGATATTCACATCGAGAGCGATACTGTCAATCCAGATATGCTTCGCATTTTCCACAGGACGGGCCTTTGTCGAGAACTCACCGTGTACGATAAATTCCTTCCCATTGACATTCCGCTTCAATTGCTGTCCGCTATTGGATGGAAAGTATTGCCCTGTGACTTCTATTTCCGTCGGTTCTCCGGCAACCCATTCCCCTTTTATCAATTGTCCGGATTGGATTGTTACTATTGCCTTATGTGAATACCGTCTTACCATCTGTTTCGTGCCCTTCCTTTTGGAACTTCAATCTTATTCCCGATCAGTTCTGCTTTCTCCGGTTCTCCACCTTCCCTATACAGCCGTTTTGCCGTAGCGTCATACCAGGAACGAGGATAAGTGATAGAGAGTTTGTTTTCTGTGAAGTCCGGTAGACCACCGACCATTGAATACAGGTCGGCAGCCACCAACTTTTGTTTTTGAATATCGATCGTCTTACTATCTTCTGTACCTTCAAAACCGCGTCCCGGCAAAACGACGTTATCCAAAAAATCTTCACAATCCGCGAGACCGGGATAAGCTAGTATTGTATCTCGAATCGTCTTAGCCATGATTGTTATTCTCCGTTTTCAGTATCCTGAATCGTCTGATCTTCCGGTTCAACGGTTTCACCTAAGAATGTTGCCGGGATATCATCCGTACCTTCAGTATCTTCAGATGCGTTCCAATCCTGGCCATCCACCTTCATGATAAACATGGCATCCGGATCGTTTACGACAGGGATAGCATTTGCTTCTGCTTTCGTCCATTCCTTGAACGGTTCCAGTTCAGACCATTTGGTAACCAATACCCAATCCTGTTTTACCATGAGGGCAATCTTCTGCAAGGCAGCGGAAGATTCGGCTGCAATCGGTCCGTGCTGGATATCACCAACCTTCAGATCCTCCAGGAAGCATACACGTTTACGCTCCCACGGATTGATCGTCTTACGGCGGTGAGCCTTATCCTCGATACGGACAGACGGATTCACAGTGATGATCTTTACCGGGATTTCCTGTTCGGCCAGATACTCGTTGATAAGATTTTTCGTTACCAATATTTTTGAAGACGAATTAACCCATGCCTTCAATATGTCGAATGTTGATTTCTGCTTCTTCAATAAAGAGAAGTCAGCCACGTGCATCACTACATAGCGAATCGTTACTCCCTCGGCAGAAGCAGCAACAACCGTATCTTCGATATCCTGCAAGCCGTTAGCCGTTGAAGCGTTGCTCCAATCTACAGAAGATTTACGCTGGTTCTTCTTCGGCATACCGCAACCAACAAACTCAGCCGTAACGACACCGCCATTATTCTTTGCCGACAAATGGAAACCCGCACGGCTCATGAGCTGCATACACCACCATTCGAAACGGGCACGGACGGAGTTATACACGAAATCCTGATCCTTGAAAGCCAGGTTCAGCAATGCCAATTGGTCTGCGTCACCCTGTGCGTCACGTTCCAACTGTTTGTACTCGTTGTAATCACTTTCGTTCATACCACGCTTAACGGCTGTCTTTGGAATATCACCGGACAACTTGCTGATTACCTCGCGCGTCTTCTGCGGAGCGGAAGCGTCAAAAGAGATCACATCTGCCATTACCGGAGCACCCTTCTCGCCGGTCAGTGTCTCCCACTTCAACGAAGTCTTTCTTTTCACCCCGAAGAAGTTCGGGAAAACGACTGGTTTCACATGGCGGGTATTCAAACGAGCCGCCATGTTCTTTTTATTCACCTGTTTAATTAAACTTCTTTCCATATATCAGATTTTAATGGATTACACAAAACGGATAAACGACATTAATGCCTTTAAGTCCTTATCTACCGGGAACGGCATACAGGATTCGTTTACCGTACCTCTTACCAATAACCCGGACTGCTGGTTAGCTACAGTCAAGTCGACTTTATTCATCGTGACGACCAATTCGCCATCATAAGGCAACTTGGCGGCTTTCGCAGCCTGCTTGTCTTTAGCCTGAACCAATACCAAACCTTTTGCAGCAGCCCCGATCGTTGCTGCCAGCGTAATCGTATCGAAATCCGCATTACTCTTATCGATAGCTGTGATCTTATCGGATGCGCCTGTCAACGCTCCACCAACCGTCACGAAGTCACCCACACCTAACAGATGGTTCTTGGCCACCTTATACGCTGTCGCATCGGCAGCAGCAGCTTCCGAAACCGTAGCCGTCTTCAATACATGATACAGCCCTGTTTCCGGATCTTTTACTACAATTACAATCGGAGGCAGTTCGTCCAACGCCTTGCCATTGAACAAAGCGTTCTGCAAGTCTCTGCGGTCAATCGTCCCGCCACCGATCACATCCTCAATAATCTTTTCAATTCCGGGAGGATACTGGAATTCTCTTTCTCTTTTTCTGTACATAACGTTACACTTTACTTGGATTATTCAATACCCAGGTTTACCACACCGGGATTATTTGCACTATTATCGACGTCCTGATCCATCAGCTTCGCCCAATCCGCTTCGGAACGGTCCTGAAGATTTACGGAACCGGGAGCGTAATCGCCACGAGCCACAGCATCATCGATCGCCTTTTGCTGGATTCCGGTATATTCTTCGGATAGTGTCTTGATCTGATCCTCGATAGACGTTTCAGAAGCCAAATCCACACGTCCCAGCCAGCTGTCCGGAAGACCGGCATCTTTCAACTGCTTCCGAACTGTTTCTTTTTTGGCTTCGTTTGCCGAGTTAGTAATGGAATCACCCACCTTTTTAGCCATATCATCGACACTCTTCTTCATACTTACCAATAATCATAAAGACA